TGCAGGGTCAATAAACATCTTCTTTACCCATGAATGACCAGGGCCACCAGGGTTTGTTGTAGCTCTAGCATATACAGGTAGGTCAGGTGCAGTACTTCTAAGCCTTGACCTCATGTAATCCCACGGAAATGGTGTGGGCCATTGGGTTAACTCATCAAATCCTACCCAACTAAATGCTAAACCTTGATATCTAAGCACATCTTGATCTCTATCAAGGTATGAAAACCATAATCTTGCCCCACTTGGAGCTACCCATTGCATTTTTCTTTCTGACCACTTAATACCTGGGTATATCTTAGGGTACATTTCCTGACTTTTCCAAATCAGTTCCCTTAATTCTTCTGTTGTATGCCTTAATAACAACCCACTAAACTGTGGATGAGCCATATAACGTAGTGGATCGGCTAACATAGCATAGGATTTACCACCCCCTGCTGCTCCACCATATAAAACTTCTCTTTCACCTGCTGCTAGGAATCTAGTTTGAGGCCCAACATTAGGTTTAAATACTACATTCTTTTCAGATAAGTCTAAACTCTCTATATCTTCAAACTTATCCTGTAAATTCAGCTTGGGTTTGGGTTTCTTTTGTACTTGTTTCTTTACAGCCTTTGGTTTTCTCGTACTTTTTCGCAACGGAGATTGCCTTTTCGAGCCTTCTGGCCCATTCCCTAAGTGCTTGAGATCTCCTTTTGGTTCTTCCTTCATCTTTTATTCTTTTTAATAATCCTGTATGGGATATATATCTTCCTGTAACTTTCTTTAACCATACTGCTACATGTCTTGATGAGTATCTTTTTATATACTGCTTTGCCTGTTCTAAAGCTTTTAGCTCCTGTGGTATAGGATCTAAAACATCAGGATCTGTTTCCGATATCTTATATCCAAATGGTATATATTTAGATCTCTTCAGATAAGGAATCGGTACAAATGAATCATCATCATATGCTTCCTTTGGCTGTGGTAAAACCCAAGTGCCTATATCAGGAAGCTTCTCTCTCATCAATATCCTTTGGTGGTAATATCATTAAACCATTACTAGCTTCTACTTGTAGCTTTTCTGTTTTAACAAGTCCTACTCTATCTAATAAATCTTTAGCAGCAGTAAGCTTATCTTTCATGCCAAGCTCAGTAGGTTCAACCATACCACTAACAATTGACATGGCTGCTCTAGGAGCATTTCTTGCCATGTATAATTGAGTAGCTTCAACTACTTCTTCTTTAATTGCTTTAATAATTTCAGTAGTCGAGTTATTAGGAGAATATCCTGCTAACTCTTTTGCTCTAACAACATCTCCACCTGCCTCATCAAATAAGACATCAAGAAATCTTTGTTGTTTTTCAGTTAAGGTTTTCATGTTACCTTTCTGTAGGCTCTGGTTTTTTTGGAGATTTTACTAGGTTGAGCCACAAACTGTTTGCCTTTTCTAGTGCCTTCTCGTTTTTTTCTACTAGTTGCTGCATATTCTTGTGCTGATAATCCAGCAATTGCTTTAGCTGGGAGATACCTTTCTCCTGTAGCTCTACTACCTTGTGTACTAGGTTTTCCACTTTTAGTTCTCCATTTTTGTTTAGTCCATGATTTTAAACTTCGTTGTGATTTAGCTAATGCCATAATCAACCTTTTCTTTTTACTACATTAGAAACAGCTACTGCTCTTCTTCTATTAGTTTTTTGTTTAGGTACTTCTCTAGGTGGAGGTGGCTGTCGTGTAACTCTTGTAACTCTTGGTGGTGCTTTTGGAACACCTAGCTTTTTTGCTAGTTGATTATTTCTTAATTTTTGTGCAGCAACTTTTTTTCTATTTATTATTCTCTGTGCTCTTCTTTGTTGTCTAGCTCTTTTTGCAGCATTTAAAAATTGTTTTTCTTTAACTGTCTTATTAGGTTTTTCTCTTAAAGTGCGAAGTTGAGTTCTTTGTCTTTTTTTTGCATCTGCTGCTGCTCTTCTTCTTTGTAGTGGAGTCATTGCATTATAAGCCGATACCCGACTTTGCATTTGCTCTCTCATTTTTTTTTGTTGTTCTATTGTTAGTTTTTGTTTTCTAACTGGTCTACCTAACTTACCAATTGTACCAAGTCCACCTACTGTTTTTCTAGGGGAGGTTTGTAATTTTTTAATCCCAGCTTGAGATAATTTTTGTCCTCCAACTCCTAGCATTTTTTTCATTTGTTGTGCCTTAAGTCGTTTCATACTAGCATCATAGGCTTTTCTTTGTGCAGGAGTTAAATTTTGTTTAGGTCTGCTCATTTTAAACTATCCTTTTTTTTTTTAGTTTTTAGTTTCATAGCATTAATAAACTTTCTATATACAGCAGCAGCTTCTACCTTTTTTGCCACCCTAGCTCTTTGTTCCATAGCTATTGCTGCTTGTATCTTGTGTGCATGAGTTTTACCACTTTTTTTAATAATTGCAACACTACGTTTAGCATCAGCCTCTGTAGAAAACTTTAAACCTTTAATCGTACCTTTAGGATTCTCATCTGTGTACAAATCAGAATGTTTCTTAGATCCTTTAGGTTGCCCTTTCTTTCTAGGGATTCTAGCATTTGATGTCAACCTCTGTACCCACCACCTGCTTTTTTATATTTTTGTGCAACCATTTGAGCTTTTCTTGCCGACCATTGTCCAGGTGATCCACCTTTGCCACTGGCCTTAACTTGATTAAATATTCTTTTACGCAAAGATGGTTTCGTATAGTTTCCAGCTGCATTTACTGTACTCTTTGGTTTATTAGATTTTAGTGCCATTATAGTACGTCCAATTTAAAGTTTTCTATTACACCAACTATTATTGCTGGTATTATGATTATAAAAAATAATATTAATCCCATATGTTTCCTTAAAAATCAAATTTTTTTGTGTATTGTAATCCTATTGTTGTATCTTTTGATTTAAGCCTACCTGCTTTACTTTTAGGTTTAACAAAACTACCACGTTGACTAAGAGAAAGATTAAGATTTTGAGTAATAGGTTTATTAATTGCTACTTTACCACCTCCAAAAGTTCCATGTTCACCAGAACCTCCTTCTGCAATAATTTTAAAATCTAAATTGTTTGATTTTTTTTTCTTATTTATTTTCATTTTATTACCTCAAAGGATCAAAAAACTCCTCAGTTGATACTGTTAATGTAAAATTACTAGTAGCCCCAGTTCCTGCAAAAGCTACTAACTGATCACCACTATGTAATGCTAACTGATCTCCATCTAATAAATTAGTAATAGAACTAGATTCCATTCTTAATCCAGTAACTATAGTATTATATGCAGATGCTGAATTATCAAATAGCTGAACAGAAACTTGTTTGTCACCACCTGCCCCTGAACTAACTAGTAATAATTTAACTAAAGCTGTAAAGTTCGTTGGGCATGTATACAAAGAAGTAGCATTTGCTGTGCCAACAGTAGAAGCCACGTTAACAACTTCAGTTATAAATTTACTACTACTGTTATTTACTATTGGCATTTAGGTTTTCTTTTTCTTTTTGCTAGGAGTTACACCAATCATAACTACTAAATCCATAGCTTTCTTTTTTTTCTTAGATGCACTACCACCAATACCCATTGCTAGTGGTGGCATCATAGTAGGTACAACAGTACCTTTCATTGTTTTCTTAGTTTTTGGTGTCTTGTTCATAATATAAATTATTAAATGTTACTTCAGGGTCTGTATAACTATCATCTTGTTCTGCACAATGTATATATTGGCTAGGTCTAAAATCTGGTGCACCTTCTCCAGTAATCCAATATGCAGGGCTTGTTACTCTAACTCTATTATTAGGTAAAGCTACTACATTGCCTTTCCATTGCCCTTCAGTAAGTATCATTACATGTGATTGTTTATGTTGTGCTGGATCATCTGCAACCTGACTTTCTGTAAAGTCTACTGTAAACAAATATCTAGCTTTATAAAAATCTCCATCAATCTTACAAATCCAAGGGCTAGGATTAGCTCTAGCAAACCTTATAATACTGTGATGATGTGATGGGCAATCCCAAGGTTGAACTAAATGAGTAGGCATACGTTCAGGCCACTCTTCTAATTCTATATCCCCTACTAAAGCACTAATGGGCATCCTAGCCCACATAGCACCCCCATGTACATTTTCCTGACTACCATCATCAGCTTCACATCCTGTAAACATTACTTGAAAACTTAAACTTCTATCAGGCATTGTATTTACAGCCATAACTATTGCATGTACAAATTCTCCATGATAGTTATTGTGTCCATTAGTAAACTCTTTTCTTACCCAACATTTAAATAGTGGAATGTTGTAATCACTTAAATCACTTATCAAATAGGCCAAAACTTTATTTTCCTCTTGCTGTTGACCTTTTCATTGTAACACGACCTCCAGCAGCATAACCTTTCTTCATTCCACCAGCAGCATAACCTTTCTTCTTAGGCATACCACCTGCCATCATTTTTTTCTTGGCTACTCCACCTTTTTTCATGTAGCCCATTTTATTTCTTACTCCTGTTGGCAGTTTAGCTAAACCTTTATTACCTTCAGGTGCAGTTTTTAAACCACCTATAGCATAGCCTTTCTTTTTCATGTTGCCACCAGCAGACATCATTTTCTTTTTCATTGGCATACCACCTCCCATAAAAGCACTACTCTTAAAAGTATCTCTTGTTCTAACTTTACCTGATTTACTCTTAACTGCTTTACCTGAACGATCTCTTACTACATTTTTATCTTTATCTTCAAATGTAGTATCTCGAGTACCTCTGCCACTACCCATTCTAATGTTTTTAGAGCTTCCCATTACAGGCTTATCACGTTTAGCTTCAAAACCACCACTTCTAGCAGATGTTTGTACATTAGGATTAGCTTGATTCATTCTTTGATTTGCTCTATCCTTTTGTTTTTGTTTTAATTCTTTTTTTCGTTTAGCTTCTGCTTCTGCTTCTGCTTTAGCTTTAGCTCTGCTAGATTGAATATTTTTAACAGCTTCACCTACACCTACACCTACGCCTGTAATACCAAGAGCTTGTAATCCTCTTTTTCTTACAAGAGCATTTCTCTGAGCTTGAGTCATATTAGCACCCTTCTCAAAAGCTCTTTGTGATCTTGATTTTTTTACATCAGGTTTTTCTGTTTTAGATGTATCTTTAGTGGTATCTTTTTTTGGATCTTTTTTTGGTGGTCTAGGTGTGTTAGTCTTTCTAGCACTAGTCTTTGTTTTACTTGCTGATTCTTTAAATTTATTACCTGCATTTGTAACTGTTTTATTTTTAAACATTTCAGTTACTTTTGTTGGGTTCTTAGGTTTATTTTTTTTAATATAAGCTTGATATGCTTTTCTAGCCGCAGGTACACCATACCTCATTGTATACTGTGCTACTGTTCTTATAGCTAGACCTGCTAATAGTGGGAGTGCCATTTTAAGATTTCCTTCCTTTTACATGTTTTTGAGATTTAGGGGGTGACTTCTTACTTCCTGTAGGGCCAGCCCATAAACACTTGTTAGCCCAATACGCAGCACTAGTTTTACCTTTTGCTATGTTTTTTCCATGTCTTGCTTTAAAACTTTTCCTAGCTTCAGGGCTATAGTTATGCCCCATAGATGCATCACCAAAATGTATTACCTTATACTTCTCACCATCTTTGATTAACACCATCATCTTCTTACCAGGTCTTTTAGACTTCTTACAAACATTTAACTTTGTAAAGCCCATCTTTTTATATCTATCAGGTATAGCCATAATTATTTATGTTTAAAGTATTTACCTGCATCTACTATATTCACTACACCACCTTTGTATAATTTTTTATAAGGGGGATTTAAAAGTTTATTTGGAACTCTAGAACCAAAACTACCACCACCACCCAAAGTTCCTCCACCTTTTCCAATGGCTTTTTTAAAAGATTCTTTCATTTTTGACATTGTACTTGTACTAGGTTTAGATTGAGTCTTTGATTCTTTTGCAGAATCTTTATCTGCATACCCTCTAACAGAGCCTTTTTTTTCTCCTTCTCTAATTTCTCTTATAGTAACCCTATGTGGAGTATCAATAATACGAGAAGAATGAGGACTTTTATAATCACCATCTCTTTTTATTTTATTATGTATTCTAGTTACATGACTTCTTAGTTTTTTAAAATCTGAACTAGGATCAGATATTAAAATCATTTTTTTATTTCTAGGGTCATGTAAAAAAACTCCTTTTTGATTTTTAGACATGTCAGTTTTTTTATCCATTTATTTATGTTTAAAGTATTTACCTGCATCTACTATGTCAACTACACCACCTTTGTATAATTTTTTTACACCATCCATTTCAATAGGTTGTTTTTTTTCTTTGAAAGGTTTTTCAGGTTCACCTTCTATACGATTAGCATCACCTTTTTTTCTAGCAGCAAATTGTTTAGAAGATTTTTTTCTCATTTCTTTAATTTCTTCTGCTCTACCCTCGCCTGTTGATTTAGGCATTAATTTTAATCTTGCTACTTCTGTAGCTCCAATACCCAATATTAATAAATTTTCTGCAAGATTTTTTTTACTTGTCATACCTTTTAATTTAGATACTACTTTAGGGCCATACTTTTTTCCTAAACTAGTAGCTAGTTTTGTACCAAGACTAATTGTTAAGGGATTTATAAAAGCCATATTATTTATTCCATCCTTCTGCTCTCATAGCAGATTCAATTTGTTGTAAAGGATATGTATGACCTGTTCTTTCTCGTAATGCAGATCGTACAAAGAATACATCACTATGCGGTATATGAAGAGTGTCTAGTCTATTTTCTTTAATAGCTCTATAAAAATCTTCTAATACAGAATTGTCATTTAGGTATACTGTTTTTCTTTTATTAGTCAAGCTAACAGACTTTCTTTAGTACAGATATTTATTTAGGTATTTGTTTAACACTCACTATAAGTGTTATTTTATTTTAAGTGATATATAATTATAAGTGATACACTTATAGTGATATCACCTTTGCCGTCTGTTAGACTCTATTATATCCATAAATTTAAATCTGTCAAGGGGTTATATGAAATATATTATATCTTTTTTATTAGGAGCATTATCTTTATTTTACTTTATGAGTTTAGGTACAAAAAATGTACATGAAGTATGGCAACAAGCTTATCAAGTTGGAAGAGATGATGGAGAAGTAATAGCAAGATCTCAATATGAATTAACTGATGAACAACTAAGATACGAATGTGAAAGATTACATTGGGAAGTACTAGATGGTAAGCAAAGGTAACTAATGATTATCCTTAGTACACCCTAAGTATTAATGATATAACATCTAAGTATAATAGTTAACACCTTTAAGTGTGTCACTTAGGGTGAAATACCGCCCCTGTGGATAACTTTCAAAATACCCAATCTGTGTATGAGTGTGTGTATATATATCTAGGGCACCCCCCGTGGCTCACGCCCACCCACCACCCTTGCCGAATCCAGGCCAACTGTCAAGTACAAAATTTATGCCACATTAACCTGTTATAGCTAGTATATAGCCCAAAAGTACCTGTATATTTACTGACTCACTAACAGTAATTCACATTAATGTGTTAAACATCCAATGAGATTCACGTTGATGCGAGAAACTAAAAGACGATGCATAAAAATAAAACTCACTACAACATATATCCCCTAGTTACTAATGCATACTAGTTACTTTTACATACTACATATAAAACCTGGTGAGCATAGATTAAATTAATTGTCAACATATTTATTAATTATTTTATAAGTGTTGTATTTATGCATACTCACATATAAATATTTATTGACAAAAAATAAGTAAATACATTAATATTAAAAGCATAGAAACAAAATTAAATTTTTAATAAAGGGAATAATTAAAATGAAAACCTACAAACCAAAAACATTAACAACTGAACAAGTTTCACAAAATAAAATTTTACAATCTTTAATTGAGGATATTTTTAACCCTGACAATAAATCATCAGATTACAAAAAATGTTGGAATCCTAAAGATTTTAATTTGTTATCTCAGATGAATCCTTACACAAAAAATATTTACAAGGGTTCAAATGCACTATTACTTTCATATGTACAAGCTAAAAATAATTATAAGTCTAGCTTATGGTTAACCCTTAATAATATGATAACTTTGTTTGGTAAGGAAAATGCATACAAAGTTATAAAGGATAATAAGTACTCTAATATTTTTTATTTTTCTATGAAAGAATATATCAAGAAAAAAGACAATGAACCAA